TTCGATAACCCAGGTGATGCTAGAGGGGTTGAAGTAATACTGTCCAATCTTAATCATAATTTAAATACCTTTGTCCAAGCTGCGAAGTGGTGAACTGTACCGTTAGAATCCTTACAAAGACTATACATACCGTCAAGGTGGTCGAATGTAAACAAGTCATCGGTGTTGATGTCATAAGACTCATCAGCAACTCTGACTTCTTCTTCGTCACTGAGTTTAAACTTAGTTCCTTTTTTAAGTGAATATAACGGCACACACATATCTTCAATGTCGTGTTCGTTAATCATAGTTGTTCATCCTTTCTAAATTTATCAATGGCTTCATCAAGCAAGATACCTGTGAGCCATTCCCAATGATTGCCACGACCATCACAAGCAATCACAGTCGGTGCAACAACATCTTCAGGTAAGTCCCATGCGGAAGTCTTTAGCCAGCGGTAACGCTCTGCATCGTTGAACATCTCAACATTGTCTTGAATGCGGTTGAACACATCTTTGTTAAGACTACGCAATCGCTCAATCTCGTTGCACAATGCAAGAATGTAATTGCGAGTGACGCTGTACTCGTCTGTCTTCGCATACTCTCTAGCTTTTTCTACTAAATCCGATTTCATAACTCCTCCGTTGTTTCCAGCATTCTACCTGTATGACTCTGATAAAGCAAGTGACCTGCCGCACCAGTGAACCCACTAAAGCGATTCTTTAAGACACGAACATGAGTGGTGTTGCGTTCAATCATGTCTGTAGCCTGTCCATTACGCTCTAATCCTATCACAATGTCGCTAAGTTGTGCAATCGCCCCTGAGCCACGAAGCTGTGCTAATGATGTGGCTGCACCTTCTTCGTGTCCTTTGGCTTCAGGACGCTTTAGGTGTGAGACGCAAATGAGACTGATTCCTGTTTCCTGTACCAACATACGAAGCTTGGTCATGATAGAGTCTAGAGCCTTACGCTCATCACCAACATCGCCACCACTCACAATTATGCTTAAATGGTCTAGAAATATATAGCCACAGTTCAATCCTTTCGCCATGTACCTAACACGATTGATGATATTTTCCAAACTAGTAGAACCAAAATGGTCAAACAAATAAAGTCTATCAGTACCCAATGTCCTATCGAAAGCATCTTTTAACTCCTCTGGTGTTACCTCAACATCTGGTAAATGAATCGGTCTGTTGACTGCTAACGACATGAGTGAACGAGCAGTCTTACGCACTCCTTCCTCAAGAAACATAAGTCCGATGTTGTCAGGTGTTTTATTGAGGATATGCCACACGATTTCTCGTAAAAACTGAGATTTGCCAAGTCCACTTCCCGCTGTAACCATGACAAGCTCACCCTTCCTGATGCCATATGTAAGCTTATTAAGTGCTTCATATGGGTAATCGCAATCAGCTTTCTCAATAGGAGTTGATACAACATCCCATAGCGAATTTCCTTGAATAATCCCATCAGGTATATAAGACTCAGCACTCCACCAAGCATCAACATATTCTTTGCCTGAGTTATTCTTAAGATAGTCAGCCGCATCTTTGTATCCTTTCTTGTGCTTTAACACTTTAACTTTACCACCAAACAGTTCTGCTACTGCTTGGGCTGCTTTCTGTCCAGGCTCATCAGCATCAAAGTCAATGACGATGTTATCGAATGAATCAATGTATTCATATTGTGCTTTGCAGTCCTTTAGAGCAGCACTAGCACCGTTGCGGATACTAACCACAGGGTACTTACTGCCTTGCATCTGAAACGATGCCATAGCGTCAATCTCGCCTTCACAGATAGTGAGGAAGCGACCTGCCTTAGCGAAGTTCTGTTGTCCAAACAATGTGGCATCTTTGAACTCACCAGCGATGCTGAACTGCTTATCTGCTACGCTTCTGGTCTTAACCGCTACCATCACACCATCAGCGTCAAAGTAAGGGTAGTAATGCTTATTTCCTAATGGGTCTTGTTTAACACCGTAGCTTAGGCAAGTAGCCTGAGAAAGACCACGATTATTGATAGCATTAGTAATAGCATTGTCATAGAAGTTAATCCTTGTTGTTGGTGTTGTCATTTGTTTACTCTTATCTATTGTTCCATCTTCGTTAGTGTATGTTTCACACTTAAAACACCACTGATGCCCATCGTCATACAAGCCATTGGCATTGGATGAACCACAATGAGCACAGGGTGTGTGCTTTATAAATTTAGATTCACTCATTTGATATTAAACTTTCTCTTCAATCTTTCAAAGTCTTCACCATCTAGTGTGTCGTATAGAAAGTGCTCAAGTGCTTCCCAACACAGGTAGAAGTGAGCGTCTAAGCCATCATCTTTAATCTTCATGAGTATCTTGTTTGCATCTTTCATTTTCAATCTAGTTGCTTCGTCCATTATTTAATCCTTTTACAGTTAGCTTGGTTCTCTTTACATTCATACTCGCCACAGAAGCCATTACAAGTTTTAAAAGACTCAATGGCATTCGCAGCTTCTTCTAACAGGTCAGCGATGCGGTCTGGTTCGTTATTCTGCACAGATTTACGACTAGGTATCTGTCTGCGTATCTCTGCCCTTTTGCGTAGCCTCTCTACTAAATCATTCATCTACCCACCTCTATTCCTTGTCTAACCCTGTTAGGAAATGTATCTGACAGCCAAAAGCATCTTCGGTCATAGTCCTCGCTGATAGCCCGATAGCCCACCCATGTTATATCCCCTTGCCTATAAGTTGTGCAGTGTGTCATGTTGTCCACATAGTGGTTCAGTGAACCATAAGCAAACCCACCCAGAAAGGATAAGACAAAGCCCATAAGCATTAAGACATCTTTCATACAGGCTCTAAGTTATCCACTTTAGCGTTGATGATAGCGATTAGCCTCTCCATCGTAGGCTCAAAGCCTTCACTAAGACACAAATCAGCGAATTCATGATAAAGAAAGTGCTGGTGGCACTCATAGGCTTCTTTAGGTGTCATTTCATTAAAACTTATTAGCATAATTTCTCCTTATTACATCAATGTTAATAGACAATCCATAAAAGTCAATACCTTTACGACAAATAAACTTCTTGACAACAATTACAAACATCGTTATAATGCTCTTCAACACAGTCTTCAATGTAATGCTTTGAAAGTGTATATCTTAGTGGTTGTTGATATAACAAGCGATAAAGACTCTATACAGATGCTATATAGACCTAAAGCGTTCACACTGCACCCCACTGTTCCGCCATAGCATCAGCAATCCCCTGGAAAGTCTTATTACGCATTCTTTCCCTTTCTTTCGGTGGTAGCAATGAAGACTCATAAAACCACTGACTCATACGCTTACCACTCTTAGCTACCCACACACCGCCTTTATCAACGATATTGGTAGGTTTCAGTAGAGGTAAACCATTTAACCACAAACAAGTTGATTTAGTGGTGTCATGTCCATATTGCCAAGGTTGAATGATTTGGTCTGGCTTACGATATACACTAGACATAATGCCAATAGGGTTTTCAATGGCATACCTAGGGATACCGCAATCAGCCAAAGCCATAAAGAAGTCAATGCCTTGTTGTTGTCTGCCATCTGCTCTCTTCTTAGCAAAATGCCTAGCACCGCTAACCGCTAAATGAGTGCAAGGTGGGTGAGCAATCATCAAATCCCACCCATGGTCTAAAATATCTAAGACATTCCCCTGGTAGTGGTCGCCTGATGCAGTAGAGTCGCACGGCTCTAAATCGCAAGACATTGCATAAATCCCACGCTTTAGAAAAGCATCTCTCACAGTCCCACTAAATTCACACGCTACTAATACTTTCATATATTACCTCTCGTCCCACATATCTTTGTAGACATCATCTTCCATATCACCAAGCTCAGACACCTCATCATCATCTAATAAGTTCTCTGACATCTCAGTATCCGCTTCAGTCATCAAATCAGACCGACCAACAACAGGCAATTTATAGCCCAAAGAGTTGATACATTCCTGACATAGCTCTAAAAACTCCATCGTGAAACCATGTCTAAGTGTTAGCTCATAATCCGTTAGTGCAGAATTACAACATTGACATCTCATTTAAACCCCCTACAATCAATTAAAATTAACATACCTATACCAGCGTATCACCTACTCTATTTAAACTCAATACAGAGCGTTATAGAGCTTCCTAGACACCATTTAAAGACTAGAATACCCTACCTTTTTAATAGCTAAGTTATAAAGGCTTACTTTAGGCGGTAAAATACTCTTTTTTTCCACTAAGTAATCACCTTCAGTTAAAAACTTCACCGCTTGTTCATGCGACATAAAGATTCTAATTAATTCATGGTCTTCACTTCTTAATTCATAGCTCTTAATCATTCCTGCACCTCAATATCGTGTGTAAATTCTTCACCATATACCACCTTTGAATCATCGTAATCGTTGTCGTTAAATCTTTCATACGCTAATTCTTTAGCGGTGTCCTCATCACTTGCAACAACATCAACAAAATAAACTGTTGTTTCTGTTCTCGCTATTTGTACTTGATACTTTTTCATTTGTTAGCCTTTCGTAGTGCATCAATGGCACTTGTTAAACCTGTTTCGGTCATAAGGTCAATTTTAGCCCTTAAAAGTGCGTTATAGCGAACATTGTCGGGTTCATCATCATCGTATTGGCATAAGAGGTATAAATCATCTCTAAGCGGTTCTAAATCAGTAGACTGATGCGAGTATGTGTTCATATAATAATTCTCCGTT